CTGCTGCACTTATCGCCAAGGAAAATGGTAAACACCAATCGATTTATGTGACCGTCAACCCGGTCAATCCCGACCTCTTGGCCCGGAGCGAGAACCGTCTAACGTACGGGTCGTTCATGACGTCATCGGACGGGGATGTAACACGACGCCGCTGGTTCCTGATGGACTTCGACCCGGTTCGCCCTGCTGGTATTTCATCGAGTGACGCCGAATTACTGGAATCCCGCGATAAAGCTGATTTCGTGGTGGATTGGCTTTCCTCTATTGGGTGGCCCGAACCAATACGCGCCGATTCTGGTAACGGTGTCCACGTGATGTACCGGGTCGACGAGCCTAATGATGATGCCGCCCGGATTGACTTCGAGTGTGCCCTCAAGATGTTGTCCTCCCTTTTTTCGGACGAGCGGGTAAAGGTAGACGTCACCGTGTTCAATGCCAGCCGGGTCTGGAAAGTTTACGGCACGATCAGCGCCAAGGGATCAAATACAGAAGACCGCCCCCACCGGGTGGCTATGATCACCAAGCTCCCGGCAGAATTAAAGCTGTTGACACGGGAGCAAATCGAAAACGTGGCCCGTCCGATCCGGGACGCGAAGAGCGATGAATACCGGGACATGACCGGGGAATTCATTACGGATATGGTCAAATGGCTGGGTGATCGCGGCCAGACGATAACGAGCGGCCCCCGTCCCATGTTCGGAAATGAGGGTCAAAAATGGATTATTTCGAAGTGCCCATTCAATGAAACCCATCAATCTCCTATGGTTGGGCTGGTCAATAATCGGCCCGTCTACCGATGCCTCCATGATTCATGCTCCGCTTTCCGCTGGAAAGAATTCCGGGAGAAAATCGATCCTACCTACAAGGACCCAGAGACGGTTTACGATAGACTTAAAACTTGGTGTAATAGTGAACAGGCCGAAATGGATGCTGAATTGGTCCAGACTGCTTGCGCGACGGGGAAGCAGTTGGCTGGTATCATCAAGAAGCTCAAGACGGAGTGCCCTCGGCCTCGCGTATTGCTCTTGGAAGATCTGGTCAAAGTTGAGCGGAAGCGATTTCAAGCGGCTACGATCGGTGAGAACAACGAACGAGGGAATATTGTTGGCCTTATTAACCGCACCAAAGCAATGCAATCGGAGGGAATCGTCTCCATGTTCTGGATTGCGGACTACGACCACCGGATTCGCGTCGGCAAGATCGGGGACATCGACTCGCCAAAAGTATCCGAGCATGATGAAATCGCGTTGATGGTCAAGTTTCACTCGATGGGCGATTCATGGGTCAAGCAATCACACGCTGCACAGGTTATTAAATTCTGTGCTGAGGAATACCGGGTCAACCCGCTTCGGGTGCACTTGAAACAATTACGCTGGGATGGCACCAAACGTCTGGATACGTGGCTTTCTCATTATATGGGCACCAAAGACACTGAATATACCCGTGCCATTGGCCGCAAGTGGCTGATAAGCGCTGTTGCCCGTGCCATGGAGCCGGGGTGCCAAGCCGACCACATGTTGATTTTCGAAGGCGTACAGGGTATCGGTAAGTCTCAAGCGCTCCGGGCGATCGGGGGCCAGTTCTATTGTGAATACTCTGGTGGTATGACCGGGCAGGGAACGGCACATAAGGACTTGGTGGCCGTGATCGCGGGAAAGTTGATTGTCGAAATGTCCGAATTGGCCACCGTCCGTAAAGGCGATATGGAAGCGTTGAAAGCCGTACTGACCACAACAGTGGATGACGCACGACTAAGTTACGAACGTGACGCGAAATCTTACCCCCGGACTTGCGTATTTGCGGGTACTACGAACGAGGTCGGACAGGCGTACATCGCTGATTTAACAGGTGCACGTCGCTTCTGGCCATGCCACGTGGGTGAGAGTGGCCCGGTGCGGACAGTGCTGCTGAAACAAGACCGGGACCTTTTGTGGGCCGAGGCAGTGGAAGCGTACGAATCCGGGGAAGATTGGTATACCGTCCCGAAAGAAATCGTCGCGGAAGAGCAGACAGACCGCCAAATGTCGATCGAGAACACGGAACCATGGTTCTTGAAGATTCGGAACGCTCTGACCGACCCGGACAGCTATGCGAATGAGTTATTTTTTGCCGTCCCCCGTTATGTGAATGGACAGGATACCGGAGAATTTTGCATTCGGATGGGAGCGATGCACCAGATTTTAGGGATGATCCTTCAGATCGACACGAGCCGCCAATCCCAAATGGACGTAATTCGGCTGCAAAAAATTATCCGGGGAATCGGGTTCAAAAAAGTCCGCCCGAGCCAGAAATGGATGGGAAGCACATATGCTCATGATTTGGCTTCTGACGCCATGCCCCACCTGTGGCCAGCCATTGACCAAGCTCGGAGGAGTGTAAAATTCCCGAAACGCATCGAACAGGACATTGACACTGACAGCACGATGTGATAAAATGGAAATTTATAGGAGATAGATCATGAAATTCATTACTTGGTGTCTTGGAATGTCAGCGCTGCTTACGGGGGCTTATTTGAATGTAGCTCCCGATTGGGATTATGGTGTCAGTTTCGCGATGGGGATTTGTACGTGGTTCACGGCAGAACGAACTATGCGAACGCTGGTCACTTTGAACTGGCGTCGATTCCATATCGCTGCGCTGGACACATGGTTTGCAGTTGACGGAATTTATTCGATTTATTGGTTCTTCGTGAACCGTTCCGTACTTTTGGATTCGAGGGAGGCTCAATGGCCCCTTTCCCTTTGTCTATACTTGATGTGTGGCGTTATTTGGACAATCCAAGACCCTGAGCTACACCTTTATAGCTTTGGACCATCTGATTCAAAGAAGGGGGAGTAGCTGTTCCACCGTTGATCATCATGCCGCCCATTTTCGCTAATTGGTAAAGCGGAATGGCGGCAGCCATACTCATAGGCCCAAGTACGGGCCTTTCTTTTGTGAACTCTCTGGCAAATGCCTGATGCTCGTACGGTGCCAGCCGCATTTGCATTTTGGGGTCGTCCTTATAGGCATCCCGAAGACTCCAAAGTTGAGCGTGAGTCATCTGTTCCAACTGGTCGTCAGTCAGAGGGCCAGCCGCCATTTCATTGAGGTTCATATCAGTACCGCTTCCGCTTCACGTCGAATGACCAGCCCCCGGAGGACCTTACCACCCGCTTTATTCCATTTTCGAATCTCTGCCGGGACTGACTCCCAATCCCCGGCGATCACGCGCCTCCGGAGATTTGAAATACGGAGATTACCAGATCCCAGATTGAACGTCCAGTCGATGATTGCCGCGATCCGGGGGGCCGATTCTTTCTCGATACCGGGGCAGAGCTTCACGACTGCCGGGAGGTAAACGGTTTGAATCATCCAGAGCAGTAGCGCCTCCGCCCGTTCCCGTGTGATGGCTCCATCTTTGAGGCTCACCCGGACCCCGTTTTCATAGTACGTGGCACCGTACCCGATAGTGGGGACACCAGCCGGGCAAAGATAGGGGGTCAGGTATAGACCCTCGAATCTTCGAGCTAGTGCCGCCGCAATATCGATAGCGTTAGCCATTATTTACCACGCTTGAATAATGAACGATCAGCCAGATAAATACCGAGTGCTGCGCCACAAATCGCCCAAGTCTGTTCGGACAGTTGAGCGACCGCGCCGATTTCAGCCAGCGTCATCATGACCACCGACCAAGTGGCAACACCGGGACGGATGACTGCATTCCACCCGTCAATCCAAGCGATCCCCGATTTGATAGCAGTAGTCTTGATTGTCTCCACCCAGCCTTCTGATTCTTTGTCCGCAATATTTGCTTCCGATTGAACCTGAATCGTCTGGATGCCGAGTTGGGCTTGGGTCTTGATCGCTTCTTGGTTTCGAGTGTGTTGTTCACCATCGAACTGGTTCTGTAGTTTCATCCGCTCGATTTCCATCGAATGGTCCTGCTTTTTGTTGAAGTACGCGATGATTTCCCCGAAGATCATCCGGAAAACATTACCGCCGAGAAAAGAGAGGAGTGCGGTGATCATTTTGGTAACAGTCCTTTAGATTGAAGCCAGAAATAGCCAGCGACAGCGATGGCCCCCGTAATATAAAACAGCTTTTGCAAGACGCTCTTACCTACTGCCTTATAAACCTGATCCGTCATTTTCTTTACGGCCTTTTCAGCAGCACGTTCTGCGATCTGCTCGATATGTTCATCGGAAAGCTGCAGTTCTTTGCGACGCTCGATTTGTGGGAATGTACGATCAGGCATGATATAATCCGTAAGTAGTGTGTTGGCCAGTGAGGTCGTAGGGTTCAAGAAACTCACCTACTATGAATATAGCGCGGACCCGACGCCAGCCGGAACCATTGCGAATCAGATCGTCCATCCGGGGAGATAGAAGTAGACGTTGGAGGCTCGGTCTTTGAGCAAAAAGCACTGTCCCCCACGTGACGTTCACGATGATGTCCAGTACGTATCCAATCACACCCCAAAAATAATACCAGAACCCTCGACGGGCGCGACCTTGAGTGGCCTCCGCCCAAGTGTGGAACAGCAGGTAATAAATCGGCCAGAGCAGGAAGGGACTCGCGGCTATCACGCCTAAAATCCACAGGATGACGTCAATCCAGTTCATAGTTGGTCCCTCAATGAAGCGATATAAGAATCAAACTCTTTGAGTCGACGATAACCATAATTATCCATGGGATCGAGTCCTAGTGCTGCGGCTTTCTGTGCAGCGTCAGCCAACATGTACTCCCGTACCAACCGGGGAAGCATTTCTTTGCGCTCCAACATGTCGATCCGCTCTTTGATCGCGACTTTGGGATCGGGCACTGGCTCCGGGTCTGGCATTTGCGGGTAATTACCTTCATCGAGCCACGCTTGGTAGGCTTGGTAATCTGTGTTTGCCGGGTCTGCTGGGATGTGTGCTCCATCAGCGAGACGAATGATAGAGGTTGAATTTGTACGTTTATACATTAGAAGAGCCTCGCGGAAAGAGTTGCAATAGCAGCAGAAATAAATCCTCCAGTTGCAACTCCTGTTGATGAGTGAGTTACGTGACCATTCCCGCTGTTCACAACTGTTGCACCAGTAGTGTTTGTATTTGTAGTTGTTCCAACCGTAATAGTGGGGGTCGTTCGCATCTGCGTACAGAGTTGCATGTTGTATTGATTTGCCACACCCACAGATGTATATCCAGCAAGCCGCGTATCAACTATTGCGTAATACCGCTGAGCCAACTGCAACTCATTAGCCCTACGCTCAAATACTGTCGGAGCAACGCTTCCCAAACGGCAATCAACGCCTGTGATGTTAAGAGTAGAGCCAGCTACTTGGTTGACGAAAGTTACGGAGCCAGAAGTGCGGGTCAATGCTCCTGCTTGCCAAGAACCTGCGGTGGTGTTGAAGTTGGAACCAGAACCCAAATCCCACCAAATGTTGAGGCCAGTAGTTGTGTCAGTGGCCCAAGTTCCAGAGGTGTCGCCTTGCAAAGTAATCTTCACTTGCGACCAAGTGGTGCCAACTGCAACGGTTCCCAAATAAGTTCTATTTAATGCGCCATTACGGATGGCAACGCAATATGTTCCTGCAATAGAGCTTTTAATCCAGTGACTCAACGTGATAGTTACAGCACCAGCAGTTCCAAACTGGAAATCAATGATGTCTTTTCCTTCAACCGCTGTAAGTACACCAAAAAACTCTGCCGCCGCTGGTGAATACTGAGAAGCAACTGTTACTTTTAAGCTGCTCTTTAAACCCGCTGGTGCATCAGTAATTTGTTGAAATGTGAGCTTTGAAGCCACCGAGCATTGATACCCAAACATATCTGTCAAATACGACGTACCAGCGCCAGGAGTAACAGCAGCACCAGAGTTAACCTGATCAATCTCCTGTGCGCCGTTGATGACGCGATTACCGTACAAATAACCGGAGTTGATTGACGAGATTCCAGCTAACCCGCCAGCGCTGTCGAAGCTGAACGAGTCTTGGTTGTTGACTTGGATTTTCGATTGCGTGGCCGACACGCTCTGAACAGAAGTTGTCATGTTACGCCTTTGCTACTAGGTGCATTGTTAAATAACCAGCAGTCATATTGCAAGCTGTACTGCCTCTAATTCCACGAACATCCACCAAATCTCCTGCAGTTAAACTTTGCAGGCAAGTAGCTCTTGGTTTACTCGCAAATCCGCTAGCAGAAAACGCTTGTTGACCATCAACCGCTATTCCGTTCACATATAACTGAGATATTTGAGCATCTGAAGTGGCGTCAAATGTGATAGCATAAGTAATCGAATAAACACCAGTCACAGGAACGACTAGCCTATTAGCGTTTAAAGTAAAATTGTTGTTTAAAGCGGTAAGAGTAATCGGTACAGTCGTGGCTGTAGATTGTGCAGCAATAGAACCATTCCATGCCGCTACAGTGTACGGGAGCTGAGGATATTTAATAACACCATCTACACCAACAGTCAGGATGTCTTGGGTCGTGGCCCCGACATTACCCCGAGCCAACTTCGCTGTACCATCAATGTTGGTCTGCCAGACAAAATTACGAGAGGCAACCGCATCATCACCCAACTGAATTTGATTTGCTTTGATTTGACCAGCCATTATGCAGCCCTCGCTAAGAAGCCTTGTAGAAAACAGGAACCAGCTTTATTCGCAGTTGCATTTTGAAATGCAGGGCTTGTTCCGGCTATGTACCCAAATAATTCAACATAATCAGTAGTGCCATTTAAATATATTAACCCAGAAACAGGGGCTTGTGTTGACCCAGCATTAGAAGCTGTTTGATTATTTTCGATTCCCCTGATTTCGGCCACACCATTTTTCCATAGTTCAGCGAACCACACTGTCATACTATTGGCATTAGCGGTAGCTCGAACTACTCCAGTAAAAAAATAATACCCTGCGACACTTGGTTGAAATCGATAATTAGTAGTGCTATCAAAAGCATTACCAGTGTCAAAATCCTCAGCTTGTAGTATTACTTTTGTCAATGTAACACTAGGCACTATTTGAGTTGTAGTTGTGCCTCTTACACTAAAAGCAGGTCCGTCTTGAAACTGTGATCCGGGTTTAGACCCTGAAATCGGTAATGTCATGTTTGTTCCTTAAACGATGGTCAGGGTAGAACCAGTGGGAATGGTAACTACAGCGGCATCACCAATAGTAACGGGGCCAACTATCATGGCATTTTTGATCTTACCGACCGAATGTACCCCGCTCTGACCACCAGAAGCATTGATGGCAGCACCACCGGGAGTAAGAGCCAGTTGGAATGCGATACTAGACAAGCCAGTAGCGATGACGTAATACGGAGTATCCACCGCAAATCCGGTAGGTAGAACCCCGGTAGTCTTCAAGTGAACCACCGACCCGGCTACGAATCCGTGATTAGCGAGAGTGAAGACAGCAGGGGAAGTCAGGGTGATCGTAAGACCGGATTTATAGACTGAATCCCCGACCACGTAAGACGACGCTATGAACACGTCACCTTCATAGAAGGCCAAATCGGAACCACCCCCGGCAGCACCAGATCCGGCCCCGGTGATCGGTCCCCAGCCGAATGCACCGTAACCCTCGAAAGCCGAGGCGTCATAATTATATCGGAAGTAGCCTATTTGAGGCACCGCGTCACGTTGAGCGGTAGTGCCAGCGGGTACTATGAGGGAGCCATTACTCCCGGTACGGTAAGTCAGGATAATCTCGCTGACAGAATCTACGGTCCAGATGGTGTTATCTAACGCGTCATTCAACTTGACCCGATAGGAGCCATTCCAGAACACCAATGCTTCACCCCGGCTGTCGAGGATAATCGGATTCGTGTTCGGGACCAGACCAGCAGCGTCTTGATATGTTGCACGAGGCGACGTTGTGCCGCTATCGTATGTGTAAAGCTTGCCCCCGACCAATGGTTTCCCATCGTTGCCCAAGAAGCAAAGCTTTGTGGTAGGCAGTAAACTTGCCATGTTAGTTCCTCATTCCTTCGGCAGCGGCCATTCCCGACGCGCCACCGATAATTTGGGTTATAGTTGCTGGTGGCAGCTTCATCAGGTCTTTGACTGTCAAGCCCTGCTTGCTGAGAGACTCGATGACCTTGGGGGACATCAGAATTTTGTTGACTAGTTTACCTGCTGTGGCTCCCCCGGCCAGCATTCCCGCGACTTCTGCAGGACTTGCGCCGAAAGCGAATCCGCCACCACCGATAAGGCCCATGGCGACAGCACGTTGGGCAGTACCGGAATTGGGAACCGAATCTTTGACGAACTGTTTGCCGATACGACCAAGTTCACCGAGGGTTCCACGGTTACCCATCGCCATCGCCTCTTTCCCAGCTTCGGTGCTATTGAGCGCGTTGAGCAGTTGAGCAGGAGGGATATTTCCATCACCACCGTCGCGGGACACAATATTGCGTACCGCTTTCAGATTCTTGTATTGTGTTCGGGTCTGGTCCCACAAGGCTTTATCTTCCGGGTTGATGGAACGGTCCATCGCTTCCCGGATCGCGAGTTGCATTTGCTTAAGGTAGTTACCCTTTTCACCACCGCCTTTGATGATGTTGCCCAACTCCCGGTCTAGCGATGAGTAAGCAGCGCCGGGGAGTTCAAGAGCATTTGTAGCCGATTGTGATGTTTTAACGCCGGGAAATATTACTGTTGAATTAAATTGTTTTCCAGCGCCATATGGAATATCTCCTAACACTGCATGATCATACCCAATTTTCTTCAAATTAGATACCAACGCTTTTACCGCTTCTGGGCCGTGCAATTCTGAATCAAATACAGAAGCTGGGGTTCCGGCATCTGGATCTATTCCTATTTTTTTGGCTTCCGCCCTGACCACTGATTCAGGAGCAGGTAGTTTTAAATCAGCATTGAAATTTGAAGTTTTAACATTTTTCATGCCTCTTTCAGTGGCCATGGTGACATATGAAGCAACATCATCAGGATGTGAAGCAGCATACAACACATTATTGATATCATCCCCGACTTTATAAGTACCACTGTGGTATAGTTTACCTCCAGTTGTAGACTGTTTCATTAATCGGTCATAAGCGTTATTGACCGCCCGGATAGTAGAATCATCACCGAATTGCCGAGCCTCATCAAGAATCGCGTTCAAGCGACCCGTTAACGTATTGTCGATATTGAGAGTGTTGCGCATTGCTAGATCATCGAACTGCGCTCCAAGCCGGGTACGATTAGCGGCGTAGATTTCCGGGGTGATCTTGTCGACGTCATCACCGAATGTCTTGGACACAGCACGGGTGAACGCACCACGTTGAGCGCTTGATGCTTGGGCAGCACCAGTAAATGGCATTTGCTCTAGTGAACTGGCTAGTGTCTTGAGGAGCTTGCTATCCCCGAGTTGGGCAGCGTTGACCTTGATACCCATGGCTTCTGCTTTCGCGGCCAGAGCTAGAGCTTCGGGAGTAACCGTTCCGGCTAGTCCGCGCAGAGCGTTTTTACCACCTTGAACTACAGCACCAACGGCTTTCGGGATCACTTGACCACCGATTACCGCTCCCGCACCGCCAGCCAATGCAGCCTTTGCACGATCCTCGACACTGCCGTATTCAAGAGCAGCGGGAATAGCACCAGACGCCCCAAGTTTCGCAGCAGTAGCAAGAGCCGTGCCAGTAGTGCCCACTGGAATCACCATTGAAGGAGCAGCTTCACCGATCCCGGTAGCGATAGGGTGGAGTTCTTGCAACCCAGCGTAGATTTTATCATCTTCAGCTGCTTGAGCTTTCAGATCGGCCAGACCTTTCTGGTCACCCCGGAGTCCGAGGTAAATCTGCTTCATGCCTTTGCCAACACGATCAAATGTACGACCAGCTCCAATCACTGCCGCACCTACAACACCCGGATCTTCGGCTTCTACTTTCGGAGCAACCGGGGCAGCAGGTGTTGTAAGACGAGCAATGATGTCCGTATCCTTGAACCCGGCAGCACGAGCGCCAGCGCTATCGAAATTCGCTTTCGACGCGAGTACGTCCGCAATCTGGGTGTCCGTGTACCCAGCTTTCCGGGCACCATCAACATCGAAGTTAAGACTTGGCATCTAGTTTTACCGGAAGAAAGAATTGATGTCGGGCGCTGCAGCCGGGGCAGCGGGAGCACCACCTCCCCGCATGGGAGAGGACCCCCGAGGAGCAGCAGCGGTGGTACCACGGACGGGCAGCACGGGACGGGGAGCTATAGGAGTAGCGGGATCGGTCCCCGGTGCCCCGGAGTACTTCTGCATAAGACGCTCGACGGTATCCACAGCCTTCAAACGCTCGGATACCGATTTGGTACGATCACCAACAGCGCCAGCCATTTGCTGGTAGATGATAACGTCTTGAACGCCTTGTGGTCCCTCGAAACGTGGGACGTTGGATGTCATCCACCCGCCGAGTGTTTCCAGTTGTCCTGCGACATCCTTGCTCTTCAACGGCAGACCGATTTGGCCGGAAAGCTTATCAGCCAGCGCACCAACACCGGAAGAAGTAGGATCGGACTTTAGCAATTCACGAGCATATGGAATCACGCCCGTCATGTTACGAGCCATGCTAGCATTCTTAGCCACAGTAGAGTTAGCAGAAAGCACAGGCTGACCATCAACGTTGCGTACGGGTCGGGCATCGGCAGCGCCTTTATTGATAACCGAGTAACCTTGTGGTGTCTCCACAACTTGAGAAGCAGCAGCTTCTTTAGCGATTGCGTTGGCCTCGCCTTGACGTCGATCGATTGCTGCGCCCTCGGGAGTAAGGGTCTTGACTTGGTTCGTGCCGCTCGTACGTTGACCAGTAAGCTGATTAATCGTACCTTCATTGATGACGCCACCACGGTCCTGCTCGTCGTATTTCGGCAAAGCCATTTCAACACGCTTGGATGCGTCCATAACGCGCATCCCGGTTTGAGTCAACCAGTTGCGCAAAGCTTGTGGGTTACCCAAGGGCATCGTAGATACCATTTGCTTGGCGTATTCATCAGGCGTTGTGTTCAAATTAGCGGCTTGGGCATTGAACGCACCAACCCGAACCAAGCGACCCAATTCACTCATCACCATGTTCTCGTTTACATCTGGCCGAGCTAATAACGAAGCAATAGTGTTATCTGTTTCCTTTAAACCAGCGTGAAGGATTTCTTGATGTGTCTTAGCAGTGTCGGCTCTGGTCTTATTTAATGTCGCACCAGCCGTATCAGCATCCAAAAAGCTCTTTTGCAGAGCGGGAATTTTTGCGCCGAGTCCTCTTTCAGCAGCGCCTTGATAAATTTTAGTACGGTCTACCGTACCATCAGGATTAACAGCGCCTTTATATAAATCGGCCAATGTGCGGCTGTCGTTATAATCTTGCTCTTCTTTACGAGCGGTCAACTCGTGAAGTTGTGCTTGTTGCTGGTATGCTTGGAGTTGTGCACCCTTCAAATATATAGCCAAGGGGTCCACCGGGGCAACTTGTGTCCCGCTCAGAGCGATGTTAGTGTTCAGTTCTGCCATGGTAGTCCTTAGCCGATGTAAGATCCAACGGTAGTCGATGCGCCGTAACTTGGAGTGTAGGTAGGCATTCTATTCAACATGTTCATGGTCATATATCCATTTAGACCATTATTGATAGCGCCCGACAACGCGTTCGCACTACCGATCATACCCGAAGCGCCTGCATTAGCTGCACCGATCATTCCATTAGCCGCAGCAGATCCTGCGCCCAAATAGCCCTGAGCGGTAGCGTTACCAGCGTTCGTGTAAGCAGAGCCACGAGCGTTACCAGCGGACATCGTATTCGAAGAAATACCACTAGCAGTGTTGCTTCCGTCTGCGGCAGTCTGAGCAGTAGCAGCTTGACCAGTACCCGCGACACCAGCCAAACGATTAAAGCGAGTAGTCATGTCATTGTTGAATCGGTCGTACGCCTTCGAGTACTCACCTGAGGCGTAGTCTTGGCCGTACCGGGTGAGCGCTTTTAGAGTGCCCCCGGATAGTAGGCCCCCGGCAGCAGCAGCACCGCCCTCAATAGCACGAGTACCTTCGCCCATTCGGAAGTCATAGCCCGGATCTTTGTTGAAGTCAGCCATCGTGAAAGAACGGTTAAACTCACCGCCCGGCACAAGACCTGCTACTTGCTGCTGTAACGCACCAGCCCCGGCAGTACGCCACGGTTCGCTGTCTGCACGATTTTGGTTGTATTGATCCCGGAGTACCTGATTAGACTCCCGTGATGCAGTCAAGCTTGAATCAGCCGCGATACGTGCTGCTTCTACTTGAGCAGCTGCTGCTTTTTCGGCGGATTGAGCTTGAATATTTGCGGAATCGGTGGCCGCTTGAGCTTGAGTAGAGGCAGCGCCACGAGCCGCATTGCCCTGAATAGCGCCACCTATAACCGCTCCACCGACAATTGCTGCTGCTATGCACATGGTTTGAACTCCGCAAAACGTTTTTCCATAACGACATCATCAGGGGCATACCCCATCAATTTGAGAATGTCGAACAATTTACCGAAAGGGCTTACAGGCCAACCGACCACCACGACCCCACGGTCAGAGAATTGTTTCTCGATCGCGGTAATGAAACTACGCATATAAGCCCTGTGACCGGGTTCTATGTAAAAGGCATCAACATTAGCGCACAAAACAGGCGCATGATGAAGACTGTTGTAAAAAATGACTAATGAGAAACCTTGTAAAGTACCTTCTTCATCGCGTAAAGTCATTACGATTAACTGACCGCTTTCAGCAAACCCTAAGTACACAGGGGCATTCAATTCGATTTTAAAATCACGGTCCCCGTGAAAAGAGCAAGTGTCTTTCTTGATGATACTGCACTCGTTCCAATTCTTCTGGCCGAGTGTTGTGATTTCACCAGATAACATTTCTGCGGTAAGATGTTCACAAGCGATTTTCATTTGTAGTACGGAACTTTATAGTCCTGTCCGTTTAAAGTAACTATCATGTATCCAGCTGGAAACGCCGGGAGCGCGGAAGCTGAACCAGCAAGTGCCGAAGTAGCCAAATTACCGTTGATAATCTGTGCCTTTTGGCCGATCTGCTCGAAAAAACGAAACCAATCACGGTTAAGCATTCCCGTACGCTCATCAATAAGCGGGACACGAGCCGATATATAAACAAGATCACTGGCCATTGAGTATTGCTCCAATGATCGCGACCTTCACAGGATCAGAAATAGATAATTCGTAAACTCGGTCACGTGATTGACCCAAACGGGTGAACCGAGCGCGGGTCCGATACTGGCCGACTCTACCGATTTTCGCGGTACGTTGATTGCTCCACTTGTGGCCACCGTCATCCGACCAACGGAGCATACAAACCGGGTCAGTACCTTGGTCTGTACCATTTGCTGTACCGACGCCAGTTTCCATGTCGAAATGCACTGCCGTATGAGCAATACGAGACATTTCTGAACTAATGTGCGGCGACGAGCGCAAACGGACTAACGGGTTACCATTATCGGTATAAGTATCGGGGTCCAGTACATAAAGATTCCCGGTCTGCCAATCTCCGACAATATTTTTACGAGCAAAGAACATATGGCAATTAGAACGATGACGCCCGAACTGGCCATCCGATTGCCGCCATGCGCGTTCGTGCCAGAGATTTGTGGAAGCATCAAAGACCCATGTTTTGTTGGCTGTTGGGAAGTTGAGAACATAGAAAGAATGGCCCTCTTGTTCATAAGTATATGCAACAGCATCTGTAATAACTGAGTATGTACCAATTGCTCTTTCCAGCGCGTGAGTGCTTATCCGTTGCGGGGCGTACCCGGTAGCCCTCATCACCATACCCTGACCACGCTCATTAGACGATAGCCAGAACACGGAGGAATCGAGCTTCGCCACACTATGAGTAGCCGCACATCCCTGCTCGATAAATGCGCCGTTAACGCGAGAGTATGGGAAGTTGGTGGTGTCCCCGGTGTTATACCAGACCTCTACGGTATTGGTTCCAAACAGCCAAAGCTCACGATGATCAACAATAAGAGAAACCAGAGCATCGGGGGATCCTTCCGCAGTAGCAAAGTACAATGGGTTAAGGGTCGTGCTATATGGATTCATTGCCCAGAACCGTCCGGTACCGGGTTCATTGAAAATGAATGATCCATCCAAAAAGTCGACTTTATTCGCACCCTTGAATGAGACATCGATATATTCAGTCATCGTGTTGGCATTGGCATCGATCACGAAGCCTTTGGGTCCAGTGGCGACGAAAATCTTCGATCCGTTGGAAGCCATGCTTACGGGAGTGACGTCATTATTAATCAATCCCGTAAGAGTTCCCACACCAGAAGTATCAACACGGTACACGTACTGACCAATAACCACAAATCCATAAATATCATTGAAGTTGATCATGCCCCGGACAGCACGACCATTAAGCTGTGCCCAAGACAAAAGGCCGGGAGTACCGACTAACATTGCAACGTCCTTGGATGATCCAGAATCGGATTTTTCCGGAAACAGATTCACGCAACGCTGTGCATCGAAGTTGGAACTCCGTGCTAGATAAGCGCCGCCGATGAATCCTTGAAGCATTGGCATTAACCGCCCCTCCAATCCCAAGAGCGACCTGCTTCTACCTTAGGCACGTCTTCGAAAGACATTTCGATGTCCGACATATTGGCAGTTTTGATGTTGGCTTTGGCCTTGATCGCGATCGCTTTCACCGTACCGATATCAGTTGCTTGATTCGGGTACTCAGGCCAGAGTTCCACAGCCAAACAGTACCGCAAAGCCCGAAGATAGCCGGGGGGTAAATAAATAGCGGTGGTCAGATTCGGAATATTAGTTAATACCCGATTAGATGTGAAACCGATCGTGTTCGCCTCAGACGGGATTGGCCAGAGGTTAACTTCGACTAATGGAAAAGAAGTCGTGATATATGCGCGTTCAACTAGGGGCTGGGACTGAGCCTTAATAGCGATCGCGTTGTACGCTTCGATCGGGATGATTTTCACCGGGGTAGTGACACCTTGGCGAATCATGTACATGTCAGTTATATAAACTGGACGTTGAACATTAAAATCACCGCCAGTACCATATGTGTAGTTAAATTTACCGGGAGTTAACGTAAACTCATCGTTGTCCGTACCATAAACCGACAGAGTTTCAATAGACCAGCTATCGATCATTTCATTTAAAGTCGATAACGCGTCGTTCATCATCATATCGTCCGGAACTTCACCCGCAGCAACTGCATTGATGAGGTAGAACGACCTGCGAATCAGATCACTAGTGATGATGCTCTGTGTCATGGGTGTCCTGTTGGATGGCTCTGGGAGACGCTCTGGATAGTCCGGGCTATATACATAGCGACTGGACTATGCGCAGCGCCCGGACTAGGCAGCGGGGGCCGGGGGGATACTGGCCGGGTCGATGATGCTGTCGAGCCATGCGTCACCGAGAGCATCCTCTTCCTCTTGGGAATTGACGATCTTTTGCTCGGTCACTAGGCCGTTTTTGTACAGCATCTTGGGAAATTCTTGATGTTCCATGATTTACTCCAGTTAAGTTTGAAACCCGGATACCTTTCGATATCCGGGGTCCGAGGGATCTAACCTTAGTTAGGGTTAGAAGAGGTGCCAGTGGCGCTGACGATGGCCCAATCGAAGCCAGTAGCGGCAGTCGCGTTGGCGTTACCGTAAACGGTGAACGAGCCAGCAGCGGCCACAACACGTGCCACGTACAACAGAGTACCGTCAGCAGCAGCTTGATTCAACTGAGCGAAGATGATCGATTGTGGGGTCACCAAAGCATTCGTGATCGTAACCGAACCTGCGGCAGCGGGGAATGTACCAGCACCTTGGGTTTGAGCAGTAGTCAACGCACCGGACGTTGCAGGACCTGTAGAAGTGGTAGCACCACCGCTTGCGATCAGAGCAGCTTCGGTAGAAGCAGGCAGTTCAACCACTTGGCCAGCAGTATAGCCACCATAGTTACGCAAGAGGGTAACGAAACCACCTTGGTATAGACGGTGACCGGACACCTTGATGCCGGGCTGTTTGAACGCTTGCACCACGTCTTTGGTGAAGGCGATGACATGTTTTGCAACGATCGGGGCGATCGCCAGCAAGAACAACGATGCGGCAATTGCCAGCAAAGGAAGGATGTATTTCATTTCGGGTCCTTGAGTGAAAGTTTCAGATAGGGGGGCTTGTGACCCCCCATTCTTTTTCTTAGAGCGCGTAGCCCACAGAAAGTTCAGGATAGGGAGCTGCCCATCCGTACAGTACGTCAATACGCATGATGGAGACATCACCCATACCGTCGTAAAACTCGGTCACTTTCAGGCGGAAGCCTTTGTATTCCACTTGGGAAACATCGACTACGCCTTTACCGCCAGCAGGTGCCCACATGGGGACCATGGCCAGAGTGAATGCATCTTTGTGGAATGCAGGGTTGAAGGTGTAGCTACCGGAGGCAGTGCCGAAAATGGTGATCGCAGCGCCGTTGGCAGGAGAAGCAGTCACGTTTTGGAATGCGCCAGCAGGAACGATGGCCGGGGAAATGCTCAACGAAGTAGCAGAAGCTGCAGCATCGGCTGTCACCGTGAATTGCTGGAGAGTACCAGTAGACTGACGGGATTGGGGGTTGACCGCAAACACGCCAGCAAAGGTGATCTTCGAACCACGAGTGACGGTACCATTCAAAGCGGCCACGGTAATAGTGGAACCAGTTTGACCAGCGCCGTTGACCGTGTTGGTGGTCACAACAGCAGTGCCGTTGGTATGGGTTTGCACGTTCTGGTCCATGGCGTAAGCCAGACCCAACGAGTCAACCATCATGCCTTGCTTCATTTGGCGAGTCAGGACGTCTTGACCGTTGAACATGCCAGCCATACCGACGATGAATGGAGCATTCAAAGCAGGAGACAGGATCAGACCACGTTGCTTGTCACGGGGTGCACCCATTTCATCCAGACGCTGGTTCAAGCCTGTGATAGCTTGGAGTGCCAACAATTGGCTGTTGGGAGGAGTGCCGGGAGTACCGATCACGTTGTTCGACTGCAGACGAGCCATTTCCAGACCGCGACGGTCGATTTCGTTGGCCACGGTAGCCATCGCAGCGGTCAGCTTGTCTTCCAACTTCTGCAAGGACAGAGTGCGCTCGTTTGCGGTGAACTGCAAGTCCACACCGCCCTGAGAAAGGGTCAAAGGGATGGTGGATTCAACAGTACCTTGAGGAACAGCAACACGGCCTTCACGATATGTGTAACGTGGGGGGCGCTTGATGTTGATCGTCTGGCCGGGGGCATAGCCACGGCTCATATTGCTGGTGAATTCGTCTTCCCAATCACGGTTGACCATGGAGGAGAAAGACAACATGTTTTCGAGAACAGCGAGAGCTTCTTTAGCTACTACGCTGGTCGTCGCGAGTACGTTTGACATTTGGGGTCCTTAAGGATTAAGCCGCCCGACCGTACTTCCGGAGATTGCGCTGTGCCACATAGTCTTCCATCGACATTTCATCGAGTGAAGGGGTCATGGTACGGCCCTGTCCGATAGTACTTGCGGGTGGTGGAGCTTTGGAGGTTGGTTTCTCCACGACTTTAACAACGGGTTTGGCTGAATCGGCAACATCGGATTTATCCGTGCCGTTAGCGGGGGCTGCTGCTGCCTCCAGTTTATCGCCAAGTTTCCCAATCTCAAACGCTGCTTTAGCGGGTGACATCGAGTTCAACTTGTCGAGAAGATCAGGGTTCTTCGCGAAGTGGTAAGCGATGTTGGCTCCGAGTTCATGTTCGAAGATTAAATCGGCTACGTGTTTCGCGACGGGTACTTCGGCTGCGTCCATCACATCATTGAAATCAGGAATCGCAGTACGGGCCGATTCCAAACGCGACTGCCAAGAAGCAGCACGTTCAGTCACAGCCTTTTCAGCGGACTTCTGATTGTCTTTTTGAGCGAGTTTCTGCTCGACTTTGTAATCGACCAAAGCATCCTGATACTCTTCTGGGGTAGCGTAATCGGTCTGGACAGGTGGCTTGAATGTAGCGGCGGGTTGGGCCGGAGGTTGCGCCGTATCTGGTCCTTGAGCACGAGCCTTCCAATAGGCTGCTTCCCGTTCAGCTTCACGACGAGAACGTGTCAATTCATCGATCCGTGCTTGGACGCCGGGTTTGAATCGGCCCTTGTTATCACGGTTATCAGGATTGGACTCTATCTCGTCGATTTCTGAATCATTCGTCGTTTCAGTCGTGGTTTTCTCTGCTTTAGGAGTTACATCTGTCACATCCGCTTTCGGAGCGGGTGTTTCCACCTTGGGAGTTTCAGGCGCGATCAAAGTAATCTCGACCGGACCTGCATCTTTTGGGGTGTCAGTTGTACCTGCAGAGGCACCTTGGTTATCAGCACTCATTGAGTGAACTCCGGCCCTATATTCATGCTCATAGGTAAGCTGTGCCCAAGTTGCGCATTTCCCCCAACAGGGTCCTTTAGGGTGCGAATGTTATTCATAGGTATGAGTGTATCACGTGAGAGAGGGGCTGTCAACCCCTACTCCTGATAGTTCATATCTGGGTTCATGTTCCCGGTCGGCTGAGACGCTGGAGGAGCCACCATTTCGGGGTCCTGAGGGGGTTGACCCCCCTGCGTTTCGGTTGTCTCATTAACAAGGTCCTCTGCGACGTCCGTTGCAAGTTCCTGTGGAACCGGGATACGTGCAAGGAGAAGCTGCACCATCCCTGCAAGTTCTTGTACATCCTTTCGGCTTTCCGCCGTGATGTGCGCGACTTCGACAGCTGTTTCTTGTTTAATCTGTTCTGCAGTGACTTTGGCGTAATTGGCGTCTGCATTTTTCTGCAGCTCTTGCATAGCTTGCTCGGCTTGTTGAAGCTTTTGTGTAAGCTGTTGCACCTGCTGCACGGGGTCCGGGCCATCTTCTGGATCATTGCGAATCTCCGGAGGAATGGTACGAGCAATACGCTCTGAAATCTCTTCGGCGCCGGGCCAATTCATGGCCTTGACAACTTGATCACCCGCGATATCCATCAGCTTCGGCCAGCTTTGACCGAACTGTACCATAGCGTCCGCTGCTTCAGCGCGCATTGTGGCGTAAGATGGGCCTGTCGTAACAGCGACTTCATATTTACCGACACGAACATCATTAATAACACGGTTAGCGGCTTCGTCAAGCTTGTTAATATAGGCCGACTTAACTGTTCCGTCTTCACCACGCATCAGAACAGCACGTTCAGTATCGTAGTAATATGGAATCATGCAAATCAAGCACTTACCAGCGTGGCGAAGTGTACGAGTCAGGTTGTCGGTGTAATGGAAGTTGGCTACGTTGCCTTGTCGCTGCTGTGCGATTTCCTGCTTACCGCTTGTGGCATTACCAGCAGCACCGAGAGAACTATCAAATAAGCCAGTTGTAGCTTTGATGTTATCAGCCGCATGGCTAGCCATTGTAAGAACGCCAACGGGCACATCAACCATTGGTTGACGCGAAGGAGGTGGTGCGAGTTGGCCATCGATACCGACGGGCTTGTATTCGAGATATGGGAACGAACGATTGTTCGCTTGCGCCCAGCGTTTTTCTTGGCCTTCAAATTGACCCTCCGCCCCGATATACGGGGTCTTAGGACGAAGCGATACTTCCTCAGTAGCCGATGTCATCCAAAAGTTGTACATCATGGCGGGATCTTTAGCGTTGCGAATCACGCCAGCCCGGTAAATCTTTCCGTCAACGTCGATTTCTGTGCCGTATACCGGGAAAACCGGAATCCACTTGCACATGATTTCGGTCGACTTCAATACTTCGTACGGGGTCACGAGGTAGTGCATGACCTTTTTCTTGTAACTCGGACGTTCTCCCTTGACGTACAAACCATCGGCCAGACCTTCTTTGGTCCAGCCAGTGGTTCCGTCAGAATATTGGTAGAGTGTCGCGGGTTCGAATTCAATACGGTAGTACTCGGCCACACGGACCATGTTTTCCCAAACCCATTTTTGGTTTGTCGCTTGGGAGCTACCGATCGAAATAGTGCTGAAACCACCTGCGGGAATTTCGGCGTTCGGGTGACGAGCTTTGAACTCGTCTTGGGTCATCTTTTCGCTGATGATGACGAATTGAGCATCTGAACCATCAGGCTCGACGCTTGCTGGGTCGAAGGAAACAGTGAACGAATTCCGAATACGCTTGAAGCGCAACACTTGATCGAAGGAATCCTCGGATTCGTAGTCGGTGACCAATCGGAAATACCCGAAACCGATAGCGGCAGCGGAGTTGACTGCAGTGTCATAAGCGACGTCAGCAGCCGAATCATATTCAATATGGCGGATCATGCCTTGAATAATTTCAGCAGTTTCCGGATCTGCTTTCTCGCTCACCGGGGACACTTTAATCTGGTTCCGGTTCTGACGTTGATCATTCGTGACCTGTGCGAGGAACGTTGGGAGCTTGTTGATAGTCAGACAAGGCCGACCGTCTGCTTCCCGGCTCCGACGCTGTTTCTCAGGCCATTGATTGCCCTTCAAGAACTCCAGATCGTCTTTGCCTTCTTTCCAGTTATCCCCGTCAGCGGAGTTGCACATTTCGAAGCGGGCTTTTATCTCCGCGACGATATCCATGTGTTCTTTGGACTTGGCTTTACCTTGATCCCCCGATTTTTCGGGCATTCCATTTTCATTCATTTGAAGTCCTTAGGGGCGACTTGGCCCAAATAATTCGGTTTAAACACTCCGGGAGTGCTGAAAGGCATTCGAGCCATCATGATGGGCTTTCCCTGAATCACGCTAAACCCGAATTTTTCCGAGTACCAGCGGATCAATTGTTCTTGATCCATTTTCACACCTTCTCCGAATGGTTTCGGAAATAATACGAGTACTATCTTATGGGCGTCGGCCTCATCACAAACGTTCAGAAGCATCTGTGTGGCCATTCCTTGCTTCCGGAGATTCTCTGGAACATCCACGTGAGTGATTTCGCGGGTCTTAAGACGCAGCCGATTGGGTATCGCAGTGCAGATGGATACCTTGCAGGTGGCGTTTTCATAGAACCGGACCCCCGGTTTCATTTCTTTGAATATTGATTCGACCATTTTAGCCCATCCAATCCATCATTTCATGTTCAGCGTCACGGTCATCGAATTCTTTGACCTCTTTCTTACCCTTCACGATGCCGGGGAACAGTTCAGCCAGCCCCCAGAATAATGCGTCGGCCCTGTTCGGGGAACCCGTGCCCACGTATCCGTGTGTAGAGAAGTGTACGATTTCTTCTTCGAGTTCATCGAAGGTGCCTACGTGACGCACTTTGCCACTCTCATAGAGTGCCGAAAAGGGTTCTGCCCGTACTGCTTTGCCGCGAGAGGCCGTGACGCATTTAAATGGGGTCCGGGGACGTTGTGTTTGAATCACAAAATTCACCATCGCACCGCCGTAATTGGTTTCACCTACTATCGCGTCAGCTTCGTGGCGGTCATAAGCAGTCGTGGCCACCGTTCCCCATGTCTTCGGACCTGCTTTGACAGTACAATCCTCTAGAACATAAGCATTGCCATCGACGCCAAGGCCAACAACGACGATACCGATAGCATCATTGTCTGCATTATCCGTGTCTCCAGCTCCTGATGGGTCAACTGCGACCACGATTCGGACCATATCCGGTATATCACCGTCAATGACCCGCCACATATCAATACACTCATCAGTAAAAAGAGCATTGGGTGTGGCATCTGCAAATTCTCCAAGCAGGAAGCGTTTACGTAGACGAGGACTGAGCGCTTGCAGCGTGTCCAAATAAGTGGCGCTCAAGTTCTCTTTGTTGTCTTCCGGATTCATCTTGCAGTAGACGTAATCCTGAGGATTGGGCAGTGCTATCCGTGTATCCGGGTCTTGTTTTTGGATGAACATGCGGTACGACCAGTGCATCTTATTGGTTGGGTTGCAGTCATAGAACATCCGGGGTTTGAGGAACTCGCTAGAACCGAACGAGGACTTGGCCAACTGCGCCAGCCGGGTTGCCGCCATATCCCGTGATTCTTTGTTGATTTGGGAGCACTCGTTCAGGTACATTGTCGCGTACTCTTGCCCGAGAATTTTTTCTGTTCGCTCTTTGTCATCCAATCCGCCGAACCAAATCTGGCTCATATTAGGAAGTGTCGCGTACCAGTCCGTCTTACTGAGGTTATACTCAACGCCCGGAAAGCATAGATTCATTACTTTCGGGAACGTGTCGAGGATGATGGAGGCTTTGATGTGGTTGAAACGGAAACGGAGAATGGCGTGTCGTGATCCTGAGGCTTTAAGAGCGCGGAACACGGTATTCCGTGTGTGAAGAAATGTCTTTCCTGAACGTGACCCGCCATATAACATCCCATGGGTTGCACCGCCAGCCAGAATTTGTTGAGCTTCATTCTGCTTCACCGTGAACTTGAATTCGCTCATGGATATGTGCTCCACACGAGCCAAACACACATCGCAAGCGCGCCGACTACAAATCCTGTTATGAAGCCGAGCATATTATATATCCGCGTCGAATTTCGACGCCACGTTAATCTGGATATTGGTGGTCCCAATGGTCTTACCCTTAGCAGCCGCATCGTGCTTCTGGTAAATTCCAACCGCTTCCCCACGTGCCCGTTCAGCTGCCAATGCAGTCTTGAGTTGCCCCGTGCCCTTCGCCAGATCCCGGATTTCCGCCAGTTCGTGCAGGTGAGCGCCTACTGAAATCAGAGCAGAATCCGAAATTGCATCCGTAATGTCACGTATCTTGAGTGCTACTTGAGGACGGGCCAGCAATTCCTTACCACGAGCCAACGCCATCCGCTCCTCTTGACCGAATGCCATACGGTAAGCAGCCGCAATATTACCGCCTGATTCGATTACCGCCAGCGCGAACGTTTCTTCATCCTGAGTGCAAGGGGGATAAACAGGCTCTGCAGGTTGGGTTACCGCAACCGGAGACGCCTCAACCGCCGTGATGATATCAAGGTGTGTGTGGGTTGAATCGAGTACTTCGGACATAACCACGAGTGTAGCACGTGCGGGTACGGGTGTCAACCCCCCGAGAGACATAGTTCATAGACCCCCTATATTTCGGCGGGTTTTTTGTTTCGGGAGATATGGCAATTGGGACGTATATTTTCGACGAAAGGCGCAGACCAAGGGGGAGGGTATATTATACACTGGACGGTAACCAGAGGCCCCGGCCAAGCATGCCAATCGGGTCGCGGCTCGTCGGGGCATCCGGGGTGGCATTCGCGGATTCACGGCTAGGGGGCCTGCGTTGCGTGGAACCAACGTTGGATTCACGGCACGTTGTACACGAACCACGTTGCACGGTCGCCACGTTGCGTGGAAGATACGTTGCTCCAGCCCCACGTTGCAGTGGCGCAACACGGGATACCCCCTCCACCCCTCCTATACCCCTCTGATACCCCTCCACCCCCGCTCCGCTATCAGGCTGATAGCACCCGAGGCCCGTCCGACGCGGCCTGTGGGACCATGACCCCCTCCGAGATACCCCCCATCCTACCTCAGACCCCATCTGCGACTCTCTACGTCACGTCTCCCCCGTCCTACTCCCCCACCGGACCCCATCTCCCTCTCCGACACTCCCAGATATAGGAGGGGTAGGAGGGGTATAGAGCGTCGAGTGGAGAGATATATGGAGTGGGGAATGGAGGGGTATGGAGCAGGTTTTGTGTTTCACGTGGAACGGACTAGCAAGTCAGAGACGCTGGATCGCGGAGCCGCTCTTGGTTCGTATTCCTTCTCCCGTGTTCCAAGGTCCACGTCTCAGGGTCCTAACATCCCGGCCTCGCGCCCCCGGACCCCGCTCCCCTGTTCCACGTGGAACGTCCAGACCCCTCGCCCGATAAGGCAAGACTCGTGCCAACCCTCCCGTGCACTAAGATAGTGCATGTCTCCTTGGTATCTTCCTTGCGCTCTGTCGATATGTCCGGTACTAATATAGCCCGGCCCGTCTGATGTCAACGGAGAGCCTCCGAGATACCTTCCCGGACATCTGTTCCACGAGACTGTTCCACGGACGGGGTTGGCACGTTTCTTGCCAGCACCCCTCCCCCTATTCGTCCGACGAACGGTATTTCTCGTCCGACGAACGGTATGTCTTAGGGGATTACGGACCCATTGACGCCGTGATATAATAGAACCCAGAGAGATGAAAGAGGCTCCAGCGGCAAGCCGGGATTCCCCCGGACCCGCACCCCTAATAGGATATAGCATCATGACACAGACCAACGCCACCCCCGCAATCGAAGCAGGCCAATCCATCGTGATCGGCGGAGAGATATTCCAGATCGTCGCCATCAAGGGCCGCTGGGTGAACATCAGCGACGGGACCAACATCAGCCGTGCCCTCGCAGCAGACGGACGGAGCCAGTACCTGCAAGACGTCCAGACCCTCGGCGCAGAAATCAATGACCCCAATGGCGATCTGGCCGACCTGATTCAGGCCGTGAAGGACGAAGCCGCCGAATCCGAGACAGCAGACGCCACGGGTTACACAGGACCCATGCTCAAGCTCCGGGAGCGCCTGAAGGCCGGGAAATATCAGAAGGCCGCGAATGGTCAGCCCTGCTGTGGCGACCTGATCGCTACGATATTCGGGACCCTCAAGCCCGAAGACACCATCCGGGCATGTGTGATCGCCCTCGGAATCGGCCATAACCCCTACACCCATCTGAACATCGGCCAACAGAGCATGAACCTCCGGAATCGCGTACGGAATGCCTACAAGCGGGGCGAATTCGGATTCGGCGTGATCCGGGAGGCCGTGGAAGAGGTCACAGGCGTGGAATCGGACGTATTCGAGGACACCGAGACAGACGAAGACGACAGCGAGGAATAATCCGGGTCGGGGGGCTTGACGCCCCCCACCACCCGTGATAAAATAGAATCTCACAATAGCCAATAGGAGTAACACCATGACCATCAAGACCCAACACCCCAAGACCCTCGCGGCCACCCGTCGCGCCATCCTCAGCCGTGCATTTGAGGCATGGATGCCCACGGACCCGGAAACAGCAGAAGCGGACCTCGCCCTCGAAGCGGCCTTGCTGGAGACGCAGACCATCACGGAGGAGGACACCCTCGACGAAATCAGCGTGACTGATGACGGGGACGAAATCCGAATCGTCCTGAACGGGGGCGACGAAATCCTGACCATCGATATTCACGGCAACACGACACGGGGAGCAGCAGAATGAACCGGGACCAACACGGAACCATCAACAGCCCGAAAGACGTCTTCCCCGGCCAGTATCGCTGGGATCCCCTCGATTACGTCTCGACCTCTACGAATGAACGCGAAGCGGCCAAGCTTGCTCTGTCGGCACGGACCCGTGTGATGAACATGATCCGCAAGCAGCGACCAGACCTCGAATGCCGGGGCTGGACCCTGACCGGGCAACTCCGGAAATACGCCTCATTCGGCGTCGAAGACGGACGGGTTCGCAACGTCTACTACCTGAATGTAGCCGTGAAAGGGCAGATGTAACATGGCCGCCGTAATCCTGACCGGGGCACAAATACCCCTCTACCGGGCCGCAGTCCTCAAGGCCGCACTGACCCTCTACGCCAAGCACCGAATCCGTGTGAACCGGGCCTACACCCCCGGCGCGATGCTCCGGGAAGCGGGGCTGATCACCGGGAAGACGTACACTCGCGGGTCCCACGACCTTGCAGCCGCCGACCTCGAAACGTGGATCGACAACATGACCACCGTTCAGCAGAAAATGGTTACCGACCCTGAGGAGCTACCAGAATGAGCGGATACGGTTCACCGGATGACGAGGCTATTCATGCCGCGATTCTGGCCGAAAACGCAATTCATGCCGCCCGTGCCCACGTATATACGGGGATGAGCGCGAAATACTGTACGACCTGCGGTGAACCAATCCCGGAATCACGCCGGGTGGCTCTCCCCGGAGTACGCCAATGCACCGCATGCCGAACCATCGAGGAGAAACAGAAATGAAGCATTCACCCGCGACCCCGTACGAAGCGTTACTGCTTTCGTCGGCTATTGAAATACTGAAATCGGACCCCCGGAAAGATGAATGGTCCGTGAACACCCCCTCAGACAATCTTGACACCCAAGTCAGAGCGTGTTCTAATCAAGGTTCTCAAGTTTTAAACCCGGTCGATACGACCATCACACAGGAGCTAACCATGGCAAAATCGAAACCCTCTGCAGCTAAGGCCGCTGAATCTACCGCTACCGCTGAATCCGGCACCCCGGAAGCCAACACCGTCATCAAGCACGAAGACGGTTCCACCGAAACTCTGAACCCCACCCCGGTCAAGGAACCCACCAAGCAGGAACTGAAAGCCGCCGAAGCTCAAGCCAGAATCGCTGCCAAGGCCGCAAAGCAAGAAGCTGCTGCCAAGGCCAAGGCTGAACGCGAAGCCGCCAAAGCCGAGAAGGAAGCCCTGAAAGGCGCTACCGCTGAACAACGCGCTGCTGCCAAAGCCGCTCGTGAAGCACGTATGGCTGAACTGGCCGCTTCGGGCCGCAAGTACGTGGGTTCCATGTTGGCCCTCTCGGACCGTGTGAAGGAAGGCCAGTACGTGAAATCCGCTACAGGCCAGTTGCGTTCCAATGATGAATTGGCCATCGCACTCGACGGTGTGACCCCCAATGGCGTCATCCAGACTGCCAAAGCCGTGTTGACGCTGGAAGCCAATCCTTACAGCCACCTGAACGTGGGCCAGCAATCCATGAATCTGCGCAACAAGATGCGTGGCGCGATTCGCAAGGGTCTGCTCTCCATCGAGGCAGTGCGTGATTACGTGAAGGCCAACGATCTGGACGTTTCCGCTGATGTGAAGGCGAAAGCTGAAGCCAAAGCAGCACGTCAGGCCGAATTGAAAGCCGAACGCGAAGCCAAGGCCGCTGCAGCCGCTGCTGCTAAAGCAGCCAAAGCCAAGGCTGAACCCGAAGCGCAACCCGCTTGAACCGATACTACTCACCTCTCCGGGGGTGTGGTAGAATCCAGATGTGGGCTGTGATCACACGCCCTAGGCCAGCGCAAGCAGTGGCCTGATGAACTAGACGTCTCCTCCCTGCGAACGGTTCATCAAAGATGTTGACATCGCTGCTTGCACCCCCCATAGCTCTAATAGGATTTAAAATGATTGAACTCCAAGACGACAGCTTGAAGGCGCTGGTCCGAATCAAGCATCAGTACGGCCAAGAGGTCGTGCAACCCGTGTGCCCCATCGCACAGGAATTCGCCAACATCGCCGGAACTAAGATCCTGACCACCAACACCATTCAGTCCATGAAGAAATTGGGCTACATCCTTGAGGTCGAGCAGACACTGCCGAAATCACTATGATCATCGTCCTGATGCAGCGCCCCCGCGACGAGGCCCCGTCCGGGTACTCCCGTGGTATCTCCCCGGCCCCGGAGACATCCAGCACGGGTGGACATAGCCCGACACCTCCAGAGAGGCTCGGAGAGGCTCGAAAGTACGGCCTTCTCATCGTTCGCTGCTCGGACCCGCTGATGTGGTACGCCGATAAGGTCGGTCAGGTCGTGCCGTTTCATGGTGCGTGGGTTGACGCCTATAAATCCCGTGACTCTGGTGGTTTCACCAACGTCGTCCGCTTTGAAGACGCTTTTATCGTGGCGGTCTAATGATCATGGCCGTATTTTTCATCCTGTGCCTCGTCATTAACATTCTCTGGAGGATTTAATCATGGACCAATCAATCCGACGCCGAATCGCTGCCGACGATCTGACCCCGGACGAAGCGGAAGACTTGGAATGGGATCTGGCGGAGCAAGAAAATGACAATCGCCGCGATGAAGACTTGGAAGAAGCCTAAGCCCTGCTGGTGTTCCGGGTACTGGTTCCCGCACCGCAAGGCTAGTGGCACGTGTGAACACAACCCGGATGTTATTCAGGTGGCACACTTACTGGCCGACCGACTCGGAATGACCGAAGACGAGAGGCTCGATCTGATTGTAGACGTAGCGTGGTCCAATCCCGGCATTCCCTCGACAGAATGCACATTTTAGGAGAAGTAATAATGAATAATGGTGTACAAATGGTTCAAGCGTCGCTGCTGACCCCTCCCCCACCGGAACCCCCCAAGTACCGGGTCTTCGAGAATAACGGTCGATTCCAAGTCGGACGCAAAGTGTTCGGATCGGTGACTTACGATGTGGTCGAAGACTGCCGTACCCGGAGTTTTGCTGAGGCCCGGTGCGATGCCCTCAACGCTGGAAGGGTAAAAGCATAATGTTTTATGATCACATCCCAGAAAAGGCCAAAGAAGAAGGTGAAAGCAATATTCCCGGCATCGTTGCGTTTCTGATGCTTGTGTTTGTTTTCGTGTGTTGGCTTGCTGGTTGGTTCGGAGGATAAAAGTATGAAACAAGACCCCAAACCTGATCTTGGTCCTGCTGGAAAAGCGGCCAATCGCGAATACTGGAAAACCAAAGTTCGGCAAGCTCAATCCGAGCTAATCGAAGCTACCATTCAGCAGTTCGAAAACGCTATCATCCCACGTGACCTACCTGTTACTGATAAAGGCACAGTTGTTTTTCATCGTTGGAATTCAAGGAGCAATACTTGAACGCACTCAATAAGCAGGTCAAAGTCGATTACGACCAGAAGACCAAGCGCCTGAAAATGGCATTCCCATTTTTCTTGGCCGATGCCGCCCGGAATTTCCCGGCCCGGAAGTTCGATCCGAAGAGCAAGACATGGCGGATGCCGCTCACCAAGCAAAACATTGAACATCTGAACGCCACCCGGCACATCATCGAATACGTCAGCACTCAGGAGGCACAAGATGCGATTCACAATTTCGAGCAACTCACTACCGGGCCTGTGTACCAAGAGTTCCCGTATCATCTTTATGACTTTAAGAAGTCGACCCTTGCATACGATCCTATGGAACATCAGCGTCGGATGCTCGATAAAGTGTGGAACCTTCCTGCCGCTGCATGGTTCGCCAAAATGGGAACTGGTAAAACATTCGCTGCGATCCATCTGGCTTGCGCTCGGTTCAAAGCGGGGCTTATCGATTCAGTTGTCATTATTTGCCCCTCCACCCTCCGATCTACGTGGCGCAAAGAGTTGGTCAAGTACGCGACGGTAGAATACGAATACAAGGTCCACGAAACGAAGGCATCATGGTTACAGGAGTTCTACAGTGATAGAAAATCAGGCAAGTTACAAATCCTCGCGGTTTCGGTGGAAGGTCTTGGCGTATCAGAAGCCCTCTTCGATTCGGTTTGTGGTTTCTTCGTCGGACGAGACGTATTTATTATCAATGATGAGTCAAGTCGCATTAAATCGCCTTCTGCACTCCGGACGAAACGCACGATTGAATTTCGCGATGCTTCCAAATATCGAATCATACTCAACGGCACACCTATTGCGATCGGTATTCAAGATTTATGGAGCCAGTACGAGTTCTTGGACCCTAATATTATCGGGTCAGGTGATTATTGGTCGTTCAAGACTCGGTACATTGAAATGGGGGGCTACGAGGGCAAGCAAATCGTAGGTTACAAGAACGTCGAAGAATTGATGAAGCTGATCGAGCCGTATACGGTAGAAGTCGGCAAGGACGTTCTCAAACTGCCTCCGAAGGTCCCAATGGTCCGCTACGTCCAGATGACCCCGGAGCAAAAATCCTTGCTGCGTTTGCTCAAGAAAGGCACCAGCCCGGACCCAAATGCACCATTCATCAAGGTGGATAACGTCTTGGAACGCAATCTCCGGATGCGACAGGTAATCGGTGGATGGTTACCCCGTACAGACCCGGAGACAATGAAGGTTACACTCGAACCATTGAAGTCGAACCCGAAGATGGATGACTTCTTTACGATGATCGAGGATAACTTGGCCGGGTCGAAATTCATCATATGGAGTATATTTGTTCATGAAATCGAATACATCGCGGACAAACTCGCTGAAAAATACGGACCTAATTCCGTACGGAAGTATTACGGGGCAACAAATAAGGATGAGCGTTCGATTATTGAAGACGCTTATTGTAACGACTCTTCTATGCAGTTTTTTGTTGGTAATCCCGCAACAGCCGGGCTGGGTCTTACTCTCATATCTGGTGTTAACGACATTATGGTGTATTACACTGGTACTAATGCTTATATCGATCGCGCTCAGTCAGAAGATCGCGCTCATCGAATTGGACAGGAAAATTCCGTGGTGGTCGTTGATATGGTGGCCGAAAAGACGCTCGACGAACAAACCATCGCGTCCAATGCTCTAAAGATGAACGTAGAGGATTACATCATGACGCGCCTCAAGGAAGGTGCCCCTATTGAATTGGAAGGATAAATCATGGTTTACGGATATAAAGCTGTTATGCGCGACCCTGAATTTTACGTCATTCAGGTTATTCCAGACGAAATAACGATGGAAGCCATCGCAGACAAATTCAAAGGTTCCGTAAGAGGAACCAGATTACCTCCCATTGATCGAGTCATTCAATTCCGCGACATTGATGGTGATGAAGTTGAAGCAAAGGTAAGTGATTGGATTGTAGTTAACAAAATCGGTGGGTTACAAATCTGGGAAGATGATTCATTTCGTAAAACATTTTCGATTGATGCTCTGGAACCACGTCTCCGGGGGGTAGACGCGCCCCCCGGACTGTGATATACTCGGTGTATCGATAGAAGATAGGATATCAAAATGAAACCGAAAGTATGGATTGTCAAAGAGCAGGTCGTTCGCAATGCGATCGGCCACAACGCGATGGACTACACCCCGGCAATGCGCCACGGGGATCTGGAGTTCATCACCCGTTCTGACATGCCGATGCACAAGAATTCATCCGTTTTGGCTAATTGGGTCACGGATGTGGCGAATTTCGTAGATAAGTATGATGAGTCCAAGGACTTCATCATCACCACCGGACAGCCGACAGCGATTTTCGCAATCGGTCACGCCTTGGGCAAGGCTGGTAAGTCGCCCCGCTACCTCGTGTGGCGTCGTGAGGACAACGATTACTGCGTCCTCGGTTCATAACGTAAATAGGAAATAGAAATGGCTGATTTAAACAATCTCCGTGATCTTGTCGCCCGAATGAAGGATTTGCAAGCCCAGAAAGAAGGTCTGGACGAGCACTCCAAAGAAATCACTGCTCAACTCGATGACCTCCGTTTGAAGCAGATCCCAGAAATGATGGAAGCACTCGAAGTCAAGAATGCTACGTTCGAAGGACTTGGACGTGTTCAGTTGGCTACCGATCTGTACTGCTCCACAAAAGCTGGTCAGAAGGATGCAGCGATGCAGTGGCTCCGTGACATGGATTTGCCCGACATGATTTCCGAGACGTACAACGCCTCGTCCATGAAAGCATTGGTTCGTCGCCTGATCGAACAGGGCGTCGAAATCCCCGAATTCCTGAACGTTACCCCGTTCATCCGCGCCTCCATCGTGAAAGCTTAACATTATGGAACTCCAATCAATTTCTCGTGATGTCTACATCACTCACGTGGCTTGTGACGGTAAGAAAACTATTCAATGTCACTCTGTCTGGGATTTCGATCGTTTCTTGGCCGCACGTCTTAAAGACTGCGCTCAGTTGAACGAACATCAAGAACCCGGTCAGCCCCGTCTGGCTTGCGTACTCCCCGCTACCCGCGAAGAGTATCTCGCCTCCAAGAAATCCTAATTCCCCCGGTCCCGTCCTGTATTGGTGCACAGTGGGACCGTTTTTCAACCAGCACCTGAGGTAATTAAAATGGCTACAGCAAAGAAGTCGGCGGAAGTCGCAAAGGTCGAAGCGAACAGTGATCTGGCGTTCGCACAATCCGCAGTCCCCAGCTACATCAAGCAGGACAGCAATCGTGG